AACTTTTCACACCAGCTTTTAAGGTGATTCTTGATGAACTTAATAAAGTAGCTGGTGAATTTAATAAAATATTTGCTTTGTTAAGTGATGCACAAATCGGAGCATCAAATAGAAATGTAGGCTCCGCTGCGTTCAAAGCACGTTTTGGTATGCAGGCTGATGCAGTCGCAGACATAACAAAAGCAGTTGAGTTATTAGATCCAACTTTTGTAAAAACTGAAAAAGACGCAGCAAAACTTTTTGCTCAATTAGACAGAATTTCAAAAGTGATGAAGTTGGTGCAAGGGCCAGACAGTGCAAAAGTTTTAGAAGATAGAGGTTTACTTGGCCCTCTTGTGGAAGCTAGTAATCAAATGGACGATATAAGGGATAAAGTTAACGCAACATTAAAGGCTCAAAAACAATTAACAAATAATGTCAAAGAAAGTAATAAAGAAAATCAGTTAGCTGTTAAAAATATTGGTTTTACTTTCTCAAAGGGATTGATTCCAAGTTCTGACTTTTTTGCTGAAAATTTAGATTTAAGTGGAATTTTCTTAAACAAAATTAATGATGGAACATTTAAACTTTCAGATACTTTTAAAGTTATAAAGACTGATGCCGATTTACTAAAAGAAAAATTTCAAGAAATAGGGGAGGAAATAGAAAGAAGTTTAAAAGATAATTTACGCGAAGCTATTACCGGAGCACAATCTTTTGGCGATGCTATGACTAATGTTTTAAATAAAATTAGAGATAAAATTATTGATGCTCAACTTGATAAATTAATCAGTGGTTTTGCTGAAAATGTTGGAAAAGGTGCAGCGAAAAAGGGTGATGACAAAGGAATAGGTGGTTTTATTGGGAGTATTCTAGGAGGTTTATTTGCAGAGGGGGGCAACCCGCCAGTAGGAAGGCCGTCTATAGTTGGTGAACGTGGGCCAGAATTATTTGTTCCTCGTACTGCTGGAACGATTGTCCCAAACGATCAATTAGGTGGAGGCGTTGTTGTCAATGTGAGTGTAGATGCAAGCGGTTCAGCCGTTTCTGGTAGCGATCAAAAAGGTAATCAATTCGGTCAGGAGTTGGCAATAGTAATTCAACAGGAGATAATAAGACAGAAAAGAAGTGGAGGTTTACTTGCATAATGGCTGATTTTGATACACAGGTAAATATCAAACCTACTTATGGACAAGTAAAAAACCAAGCACCAAAACAGCGTGTCGTTTCTCTAGGTGATGGGTATGAACACCGCTTGACTGTGGGATTGCAACAAAATCCAAAAGTTTATAATTTAACTTTTGTTGTTTCACAAACTGAAGCAGAAGTGATAGATGGTTTTTTAAGGAGTAGAAAATTTAAAAATGAAAGTTTTACTTACACCCCAGAAGGTGAAGGGTTCACAAAAACAGGTACTTATGTTCAATCATCTACAACTATTACTGCAACTGTTAATAATCATGGATTATCCGCTGGAGATACTATAACTGTTGATTTTGATAGTGGTGCGGCTGACGGAACTTATACTGTGCAAAATGACACTGGCATTAACACTTTTACTTTGACTGCGGCAAGTGCGACAATTTCTGAAACTGCTCTATCCATAACAAAATCAGGACAGGGTAAATATAAATGCGATAGTTGGAATATTTCTATTCCATATCTTAATAGATGTACAGTTACAGCTACATTTAGAGAAGTATTTGAACCCTGATGGCAATACCTAATTCCTCATTACAAAAAGTTGATCCCTCTGCAATTATTGAACTTTTCAAACTTGAACTTATAGAGGGAACACATTATGCAACTGGTAACCCTGATTCTGTAACCACAGTTTATAGATTTCATAGTGGCACAAGTTTAAAAACTAACAATGCTATTGTTTGGGCGGGTGATACTTATGACAGGTATCCTGTTGAATGTGCTGGATTTGAGTTGTCCGGACAAGGTGCAATTGCAAGACCTCAAATGAGAATAAGCAATATATTATCTTTATTTACTACATTAATGGCTACTGTTAACAGCTTTAACTTTGGAAATGATCTTGTGGGAGCTAAATTTACAAGAATACAAACTATGGTGGAATTTATTGATGCTGTAAACTTTGCGAATAATCTTAATCCTTTTGGTACGCCTGACACCTCAAAAGAATTACCGAAAAGAATATATGTATTAAATAAAAAGAATCTAGAAACAAGAGAGATTGTTGAATATGAAATGGTTGCGGCTATTGATTTACCTAATGTTGAACTACCAACAAGAATTGCTACTAAAAAAATATTTCCAGCAATAGGTGATTTTATTTAATGAATACTTGGGAAACTTGTATTTTTCAGCATATCAATAGCAAAAGTGGTGAGGAATGTTGTGGCCTTTTAGCAAAGCAAGGTGAAAATACAATCTTCTTTCCTTGTAAAAATCATGCAGAAGATAAAAATAATAATTTTTTAATTTCTCCTGATGATTGGATAGAAATAGAGGATAAGGCTAATATAATTGGTATAGTTCACAGTCATCCAAAAGGCGGTTTAGAAATGTCAGAAGGTGATATAAAAAAATGTGTTGCCCTTGACTATCCTTTCTATCTATTCAGTGTTGAAAAGCAAGATTACAGAATTTTTTATCCCAAAGAATACAAATGACAAAGACAAAAATAATTTTATATGGCAAGTTGGTAAAACTTATAGGGCAGAAAGTTTTTTATGCAAAATTAAATACTGTAGGTCAGGTTTTTAGTTTTTTAAAAGCTAATTATCCACAGCTTCAAGATACTTTTTTAAAAACAAATTATTGTATAAAAGTTGGTGAAAAATATATTAATGATAAAAATATAAATTATCCACTAAGCGATCAAACTTTAAGATTAGTCCCTGTTGCTGAAGGTGCTTTTATTGGTGCGGTTTTGGGTTTCGTTTTTACAACTGTTGTTCCAGCAGCCGCTAAAGTTTATGCAGTTAATACCGTTTCAAATCTATTAAAACCTACTCCAAAACCTCCTAATATTAATAATCCAAATACCACCAAAGCACAAAAAGATAAGTCAATATCAGGTTCTTTTAACGGCATCACAAATACAGTAAATGCTGGAACTGCAATACCTTTGCTTTATGGAGAAACTATAACTGGAAGTATCGTCATTTCATCTTCGGTTGATACAGTTCAATTTTCTGGCAAAGGTAAGGAGGAATATAATTAAATGTTTGATCCAGATAAATCTTTAAGTGTAAAACCACCTAAAAAACCAAAACAGTTAACTACAGTACAATATGCACTTTTAGTAGAGGCAATCGCCGAAGGCGAAATCGAGGGTTTTCCAGCACCAGTTTCAGAGAATTTTAAATTAGGAAGTTTTAATTATAATCAGGCCGCCAAGAAAAATATTTTCTTAAATGGAACACCAATTCTTAAGGGATCTGCTGATTTATCTGTTATTGATAGTAGTGGTTTTTTAGATATTGATGATGGTGAGTTTAATTTTAAAAATATAGGTTTTGATTTTAGAAAAGGTGTTATTTCTCAAGGTTCTGCTAAAACAGGCACTTATTCTGCCAGTTCATCCACAAAATTAACTACAATTACTATTTCAAATCATGGTTTTTTACAAGGAGATATTTTAAAAATTGACTACACAAATGCTGTAGGACAATCTTTTATGAATGAATCTGGAACGTTTTCTATACAAAGCATTACTGATGCAAATAATTTTACTGTTGTTAATAAAAAAGTTTTTCCAGCAGTTGCCGAAGTTAATTCAACTGGTACTTGTTCTGTTTTCTTACAAGCTCAACAGCCACTAGAAGGGCTTATATCAGTAGAACTTCCTGTAAATTCTGGCACTTTGGGTACTGAAATTACAAAAGAAACACCTGTCACAATACAAGTCCCGCATGATGCAAATAATCCAGCAGATGAGGTGAGAGTTACAATATCTGCTGATCAATTTACAAGTAAAAATGGCAAAGGTAAAACAACAGTTATTTATAAGATAGAAATTGTAGATAATGACGGTGCGGTTTATGCAATAGAGGACATGCAATATCAACTAGGCAAAAAAGCAAAAAAATTTGATGCAATGACTATTACAGGAAAAACAACAAAGCCTTTTTCAAGAGATCATATAATCAAACTTTTAGATTCTTATTCATATCCAGTTTCAATAAAAATAAGTCGTATCACTTCTGATACCCCCAAAAACCCTTTTGACAAAATTAAATTTTCTGGTTTATCAAAAATTTTTTTAGAAAATAATTCTTATGATGGTATTGCTCATCTTGCTTTAAGGTTTGATTCTCAACAGTTTCCAAGCCTACCAAAACGATCTTATTTGCTTAGAGGAAAAAGAATATCTATACCACATAACGCAACTGTAGATACAAAGACAGGTGGATTAACTTTTAGCGGAACCTTTGATGGAACTTTAAAAACAACTAAAGAATGGTGTGCTTGCCCTGCTTTTGTTTTATATGATGTACTGACAACAGAGCTTTCTGATTTTATTGATTCAACGCAACTTGACATTTTTTCTTTTTACAATGCATCTGTCTATTGTAATGAGCTTGTTGAAAATTTAGTAACAGAGGGAGAAAAGGAGCCAAGATTTAGCTTCAACGGTGTTATCAGTGAGCAACAATCTGCTTTTGAGGTAATTAATAATATATGCACAAATTTTAGAGCAGTTCCATTTTTTAGTGAGGGTTTAGTAAAAATTAATCAAGACAGGCCACAAACAACACCAGATTATATTTTTAATAGAAGTAATGTAACAGAAGAGGGTTTTTCTTATATCGGTACTGACATTAGGGATAGAGCTAATAAAGTTTCAGTGAGTTATTTTGATAAGACTTTACAAAAAAATCAATTTGTCACAGTTGATTTAGCTGATTTATTTTCATCTTCTTCCTTTACAAATGATACAAATGCAAAATTAGCTCTTGGAGTTATTCATAAAAAAATTGATGCTTTTGGCTGCACTTCTTTCGGTCAGGCAAAAAGACTTGCAAGATTTACTTTATTTGAAGATCAAAGAAGTACAGAAACTATAAATTTTGAAACAACCATAACTGAAGGTGTTTTATTACAACCAAATCAGATTATTGGTGTTAACGATCCATTAAAAGCTGGAGTCAGAAGAGGAGGAAGAATTGTATCTGCCACAACATCAACAGTAGTTGTTGATGATACAGGATTTACTGATATACCTACAACAAATACTCCTAAAATAAGTGTCATCTTGCCTGATGGGACATTAGAAAGCGGAACTATATCAGGCGTATCAGGGGCTACTGTAAGTGTCAATAATATTACTAGAGCAGATGGATCGACTGGCAACTCAACATTTACGACAGCACCACAGGCAAATAGTGTTTTTGTTGTTGAAAACACAAGTGTTGCTCTTGCTCTTTTTCGTGTCTTATCAGTAAAAGAAAATACTGAAACAAAAACTTATGCAGTCAATGCCATTACTTATCATGCTGATAAATATGATTTCATTGAAACTTTTCAAACTGACTTATCGTTACAGACAGCACAAACAACTGTTTTAAATCAAATTATTGACGCACCACAAGATTTATCAATACAAGAGGAAATTTATGCAGAAAATGGACAATTAAAAAGCAAAATTACTCTTTCATGGCAACCTGTTTTAGGTGCAACTGGGTATAAAGTAAATATTTTCCCACCAGAACAAGACTTTATAGAAATTAACACCCAATCAACCACTGTTGATATATTAGATGCACAACTTGGTAAATATGATATTGATGTTTTTTCACTTAATGGTGCTGAAATTTCTAGCGGTTCGCCAATAGAAATTGAAGATTTTGAAGTTGTTGGAAAAATTACACCACCTGATGATTTAACTGGGTTAACAGTAGAACCTGTTGATAAAAATTTAGTAAAATTGCACTGGGATAAATCAGAGGATTTTTCAGTTTTAAATGGAGGAAGTATCTATATTAAGCATACAAATTTGACAAATGGTGGTAGTTTTCAAAACTCAAGTCCGATTATTGAAGCTGTAGCTGGTAATTCAACAGAAGTGGTAGTACCTAAACTTGCTGGTACTTATGTAATAAGAGCTAAAGATAGCAATGGTAATTTTTCTGTCAACGAACAAACAGTTCAGTTTACAGTAGAAGATTCTGAAGCAGAAGATGAAGAGACTATAAATAATGTTGATGAGGACACTACAAATTTTCCAGGAACTAAAACAGGTGTTGAAACTGGTACAGGTGGCACTGACATAAGATTAATTCTTGCAGGGGATGGTATTTTTGATGAGATTACAGATTTTGATACCTTAACACCAAACTTAGACCAGATTGGAGATAATATTGCAACCACTGGAACGTACGAATTTAATACAAAAGGTGATTTAAGTTCTAATAATAAGATGCCTACACATTTTATCAAAAACATTGCAGCTACTACTTTTCTTAAAAATACAGAGATTGATACAAGAAATGAAATAGATTTGTTCTCTGATATTGATGGAACGAAAGTTGATGAACCAAGAGTTGATTTATTCATAGCGACAACAGATGATGACCCTGCTTCAGGAAGTGCCACTTTTAGTGATTTTGAAAAATTTAGTAACGCAACATATAAGGGAAGAGGGTTTAAATTTAAAGCTGTATTAACATCAACAAAACCTGATGAAAATATTAGAGTAACTACGTTAAGAGCTACAGGATCTCTTGCACCAAGAACAGAGACACAAAGAGACTCGACCATTACTGAAATTACAAGTGGTAATACTGTTACTCCTGATTCTGAAGGTTACATTGCAAGCGGTTCAACTGGCGTTAATGTAGTATTTTCTAAACGATTTAAAACACCACCCACAGTTAATATTTTTCCAAGAGCAAGTTCTAGAGCAAATACAGTATATTATCAACCAGTATCAGTTTCAGAAACAGGTTTTACAATTAGATTTATAAACGATAGTGATGCAGTCACATCAGTGCTTTTTACATTTACTGCAACAGGTTTTGGAAAAGGTGATACATCATAGGCATATTCTCTTTTTTACTGTAAACTTAAATTATTAAATAGAACCTGATGGCAAGAGTCGATACTACAGGAGGAAACGGATTTGTTGTTGACAACAATATTGGCTCTGTTTTTCGCACGAAGATAAATTCTGCTTTTGCTGCAATAAATTCTTTAAATTCTGGTGCCGGCGATCCATCTATAACAACAGCATTTCAGCCACATATTGATACATCTGATTTAGCTTTTAAAATTAGAAACGGATCTAATAATGCTTTCATACAACTTGGGGTTATAGATACAAATTTTGGTATAAATAAACCAGCTTTTGCAGTGCGACCAAGTGGAGCACAAGCAATAGCAAATACTACTTTTACCATTGTCAATAACAATACAGAAATTTTAGATACAGACAGTGCATATAATACTTCAAATTATAAATTCACAGTACCAACCGCAAAGGCTGGCAAGTATGTAATCGGTGGTCAAGTCTGCATTGACGACTTACAGGATGGTGATGCGATCCAAATGTCTTTCTATGTAAATGATGCACA